GCAATAACAGAAAAAACAAGTGTAGATAATCAAGATGAATTTATTATAGAAGATAGTGGTGCTTCATTTGTAAAGAAAAGTATTAAGAGAAAAAATATTGTAAAACCTATTGTAAATAGTACAACAACTACAGCTACTTTAACTCCTAATATAGATGAATACGAACAAGAAGATGTAACTGATTTATCTAGTGCTATGACTATTGCAGCACCAACAGGTACACCATCAACAGGAATGAAGTTAATGTTTAGAATAACAGATGATGGTACTAATAGGGCTTTAACATGGAATGTTATTTATAGAGCAATAGGTGTAACAATACCTAGTACAACAACAGCAAATAAAATACTTTATGTTGGTTGTATTTATGATGAAGCTGGTAGTAAATGGGACGTAGTTGCAGTTAAAGAAGAAGCATAGATATATGAGTGATTTATTAAATTTAATTGAATTAAGTTCTAAATGGGCTGAAGATAGAAACCTTATAAAAGGAAGTACACCAAAAGATCAAACTTTAAAACTTATTCAAGAAGTAGGAGAATTATCTGATAACATTTGTAAAGGTAAAAATCCTATTGATGATATAGGAGATTGTTTAGTAGTTTTAAATAATTTAGCCTTACAACATAAATTAACTTTATCTGATTGCTTAGAACATTCTTATAATGATATTAAGGATAGAAAAGGAATAATGAAAGATGGAATATTTATAAAAGAAGAAGCATAAAAAGTAGTAATAACAAGTATTAAAATTTATTTAAAAGTGATAATAATAATTAGCAAAATAGAATTAGAAGCACCTAATAACTTGAAGTATACAGATGTTGGTTATACTACTGATGCTCTTATAGCCAATGAAATTAATGAAGCTTATGATTCTAGTTTAGGTGCTTTTTTAGGAGAAAACAGAACTAAATTAGAATTAGGAGAAGTAAGTATAAGTACTTTTTTTAGTGGTGTTTCTTATGTTAATGAAGCTAGAACTGAAGTAGAAACTACTGATAGCTTAGATATTCCTGAAATAACTAATATAAATCAACTGTAAATGGCTACACCAACTAAAGGAAATACAACTAGTGCTAATCCTACTCCTGGAGCAAATTTTAAAACACAAAGCCATACCCAAAATACAGGTAGTAATAGACTTATAATTGCTCAATTTACTATGAGTAATTCTAGAAATTATTCAAGTTGTACTTATGGAGGTGTAGCAATGACACAACTATATCAAATTAATAGAAGTGGTTTATCTCAAAGAATGGCTTTTTTTTATTTAGTAGATCCACCAACAGGTAATAATACTTTAAGAGTTAATTTTAGTGGTTCACAGTGGAATCCTATTAGTATGCACATAAGAAGCTTTACAGATTGTGGTGGTATTGGTGCAAGTGCTAGAACAGGTGGACAATCAACACCAAATACACAAAATTTAACAGTAGAAGATGATTCTTTAATTATGATTACTTCATGTTCTATAAATGCTATTTTAACTCAACAAATACCACAAGGTACTAATAGAACTTTTACAACTCACAATACTAATAGACAAGTAGCAACAGGTGCAATTAGTGCTGATGCTGGTCATAGTGCTGGTACTATTTCTTTACGTTCTACTTCTACTTTTGGAAGTTTAACACTAGATAGAACTGAAATAAAAGGATTAGGAGGATCAATAGATACTAGTGGTGGAGATTTTTTCACAATGTTTTAATATTAAAAACTAAAATAAAAACAAGCCACTATTTATAATTATTCTAAATAACAATTTTTTTAGTATATTTAAGATATGGCAGATTTTAGTGATATTATAGATGAATTTAAAACAGTTGCAGATGCTTTTACTTCTGTTAATTATTTTAAATACAATAAAGTAAGTGATATTAATGGAAGCTTACAGGATAAAGCATATCCTTTAATTTTAGTTAAAAGTTCTCCTAATACTTCACGTGGAAATGTTAATAATTTTGGTTTACCAACTAACAAAAAATATACATTTGATATATTTTGTTATAATATATACAATGCGAAAATACAGAAAATTAAATCTTTACAAGATGCTCAAGCTGAAGTAGATTTATACATAGATCAATATATAGCTAAATTTTTTGAACGTAATATAGATGCTTCTAATGGTTTTTATATAGTAGATAGAGAACAAATAAATGGTTTTTTGGCTCATGATGTTCATAATGATAAATTAGTAGCAGCAAAGTATTCAGTAGTAGTAGGATTAAATAGTTCATGTAATCAAGGTACTTTCAACTTTTAATGGCTCAATATTCTAACATATTAAAGCTAATTATAAGTGAATTACAAGCTGAATTGATAGGTCAAGGTCATGATGCTACAGGAAGTTTAGTTAATTCTTTTGAAGGTTCTGTATTAACTTTACCTAAGTCTATAGTTATTCAAGTTTTAATGAATGATTATGGAATATATGTAAATGAAGGAAGGAGAGCAGGAGCAAAAAAAGTACCTATACAAGTTCTTATGAATTGGATAGAACAAAAAGCAATAGCTTCAGGAAATAAAGAAGTAAAAAATGTTGCTTTTGCTATTCAACAAAAGATATTTCAAGAAGGAAGTCCAACTAAAGGAAGTTTTAAATTTAGTCCTAATGGAAGAAGAAAAGGCTTTATAGATTTTGTAATTGATAATAAAATAGATCCAATATTAAGTATATTAGGAGAAGATGTATTTAAAGAATTTGATACTTTAGTAAGTAATATTACTAAGGATTTTAATAAAAAAAATAACTAAAAATGGCAATAACTCAACTTTCAGCACCTACAGAACCTACTTTAGCATATCAGCCTATTGTGTTTAGGTTTTCTAGTTCTTCAACTGATATAGTAAATTTAATTGTTGAGGTAACAGTATCTTATGATAGTGGTGTATCTTCAAATAGAGTAGCTGCTATTAGTGTTTCTCCTGATTTAGGTACTGCTAATGAATTTACTTTTGATGCTCAAGAAGTGTTAAAAAAAAATATAGATTTTAAACTAAAAACAATAGGAGCAAGTGCTATAATTAATGATGTTGATAATTTACAATTTAGGTTAAAGGTTTATGAAGTTGTTTTAACTGCTGGTGTTTTAGTTACTTCTTATGATCCTGATGATGATAATAATAGTGCGTGGAATTATCAAACTAATACATTAACTACTTTTAATTGGAGAGAATCTCAATATGATTTAGCAAATTTTGATAAGAACAATTATAAACTTGATGGATTAAGTAAAAAGTTTTTAAGTGAAGCACCATCTTCTAAAGATATTGAATTAAATGCTAATGAGTTTTTAGGTATGGCATGGACTGTATCTAGTGGAGGTGTAAAAAACTATATAATTAAGATTTTAACATACGATAGTTCAAATGCTTTATTAAATACAGATAATTTAATAGTTTCAGAATGGAATTATACAGTAGTTTCTTCTTTTATTGATCCTTATTTAGATGTACCTGTAGGTACTGCTAATTTAATTGCAATGGGTGTTAGTTTAACTAATGTTGCTAAATATACTATACAATTAGTTAATGATGATGGTGTAAGAAGTGAAATAAAAACATATAACATAGTTGAAAGTTGTAGTTCAGACACTAGAATACATTTTATTAATAAATTTGGTAAACAAGATAGTATTACTTTAAAAGGTAATGAAACTGAAACAATAGAATATAAATCAACTAATTATACTAAAGCTTTAAGTACTACTTATTCATCTAGTGATTATGGTAATGCAGTAATACAAAATGAAACATCTAAAAGCTTTACAGCATATTCAAAAAGTATAGGAAGAGATGTTATAAATTTTGCTAGTTCAATGTTAATAACAAAAATAGCATGGATAGAAGTAGATGGTAAATACTTTTCTATATTAATTGAAGATGGATCTAAATTAATTAGGAATAATGAAAATATGCCTATACAATTTGTATTAAATTATAGTTTAGCTAATACTGAAAAAGGTCATAGAGGATAATGGGAGTAGTTATAAGAATATTAGATAATAGTAATAATGTTTTAGGAGATTTAGATTTAGCTAATTTTAAAGATTTTCCTTTAGCATTAACAAAAGGTATAGTTAATTTAGATAATCTAAAAGCTAGAACTGGTACTTTCTCTAAAACTTTTAAAGTACCTAATACTAAGAATAATTCTAAGCTACTTTCTAACATTGACAATATAAATAGTAAGAAAGACTATAGAGATGCTTTAGGTAGAAAGCCATGTGTTATAATGGTTGATAATAGCCAAAATGATGCAGGATTTTTACAAGTAAGTAAAGCTATTAATAAAGATTATTTTGAATTAATATTTTTTGGTAATAATATTGATTGGGTAAAGTCTGCAAGTGAGTTAAAACTTTCAGATGTTACATATAATAATAATTCACAAGTATATGATGAAACAGGAATAAATACAGCTAATGCAGCAACTTCTGATACTTATGATCATGCTTATCCATATATTTCTAGAGGTGGTAATTTATCTAATAATAATACAGAAGTAGAAGATTATACACCTGTTTTTTATATTAGAAGTTTAATAGAACGTGGATTAAATCATTTAGGTTGGAATGTTAATAGTACTTTTTTAACTGATGCTACTATAAAAAGATTAGTAGCAGACTTTTCTCTAAAGTTTTTATTAAATCAAAGTGAAATAGATGCAACTGTAGTTAGATCACAAAAAACAAGTGCAGCAACTTTATTAAATCTTAGTGATATTGTAAGAGTAGATTTTAATGATGATTCAACTTCTCCTAATTCAGATGTAAGTTCACTATATAACACTTCTACAAATGAATATACACCTAGCATAACAGGTAGTTATGACTTTACAATAAACATAGGAATACTTAATAGTAATACTTCTTTAATTGGAGATTTTACAGTATATATAGTTGCTAATGGTACTAGTTCTACAGATATTGGTACAGGTCAAATATTATGGTTTGATAATCAAGTAGTAACTAATAACGGTTCTTCATATAGTTGGAATGTTTCTAACTTAATTTTAAATTCTTCAGATAATATTAGTATTTATGTAAGAAATATTTCTAGAGATTTTCAAGATATATCAATAATTAATACTATTGCAGGTGTTGGTGCTTTTGATACCACTTATTTTAATGTTCAAAGAAGAGCAAAATTATTAAAAGGAGATTCTTTTACACTAAATGAAGTTATACCAACTAACATTAAATTGTTAGATGTTATAAATGATTTTACTAGAATGTTTAATATATATTATTGGACTGATGCAAAAACTAAAACAATATACTTAGAACCTAGAGATACTTTTTTTAAGCCTATTACAAGTGCTGTAGACTGGACTGATAAAATAGATTTAAGTAGAAATTATGAAATAGATTATATAAATACTTACAAAAGAAATATAGAATTTTCTTACAAGTCTTTAGATAGAGATGAATGGCTAAAAGAATGGGAAAGATTAAATAAAAGAACCTATGCAAGTTATACTCATAAACTACCTGTTAGATTCGCTGAAGGCACAACTAATATTAAATTAGACTTATTTAGTTCTTCTTATGCTGGTACTGCTGAAGAAGTAGCACCTATAATAAATAATGCTTTTGATCCTGAAATAGTACCTACTACTATTCGTATATGGAATGAATATATTACACAAGGTACACCAACAGATAGAATAACTGAATATAATCCTAAAGTATATATATTTAATAATGGATCACAAAGTAGTGTTGGAGGTACTGCTAGACAGATTAATAAATTTAATACACCTACTACAACTATTCCTTATGGTATTTTTGAAACTTTTAATAATGTAGTTGCAGATAGAAATTTAAGCTTTACAGGTTCTAATGGTTTATTTGCTACTCATTATTCTAATATGATGAAAAATATAGAAGATGGTGGTAGATTAGTAGCTTATGTTAAATTAGATGATGTTGATATAAATAATTTAGACTTTAGAA